CGGAAGCCGACGCAATTTGGTACAACCTTGAACCGAATTCATACAGCGACTTCGGCGGCGAACTTTCGACCGTTGCCCGCGCGCCTATCAATTCAAGCCGTCAACGTCAAAAAGGTACGATTACCGACCTTGACGCTTCGGGCGGATTCAATACCGATTTCACGCAAAACAACATTACCCGGCTTTTGCAAGGGTTCTTCTTCGCCGACGCACGCGAAAAGCCTTCGACTTCGCCGTTGAACGGTTCGAAGATTGTTGTAACAGCAATTAACGGAACGAACCAATTTGTTGCCGCCGCTGGCCTTACCGCATTCAAAGTCGGTCATTTGGTTTTGGCGTCGAATTGCGGCGATGCTTCAAACAACGGTTTGGCGAAAGTTTCGGTTGCCGCCGCTGGCTTGTTGACCGTAACGAAAACGCTTGTTGCTGAAGCTTCGCCGCCCGCCGCGCTGAAGGTTGAAGCGGTCGGCTTCGAATTCCCGTCGGGCGACGTATCGCTTACGGCTTCGGCGTCGTCAATCAAGCTTACTTCGCTTGCGACCGACCTTACGACGCTTGGTTTGAATGTCGGCGGTTGGATTTTCATAGGCGGCGACGCAACGGCAAACAAATTTGCAACGAATTCGCCGGGTTACGCCCGCGTTAAATCGGTTGTAGCGGGTACGGTTGAATTCAGCGAAACCACGTTTGCCGCAACAACCGAAGCCGGAACCGGCAAGACGATTCGTATTTTCTTCGGCACGGTCATTCGTAATGAAAAGACACCTTCGCTTATCAAGCGTCGTTCTTACAACCTTGAACGGCAACTTGGCAACGATGCCGACGGCATGCAAAGCGAATATTTGCTTGGTGCGATTCCGAACGAATTTACGTTGAATGTTCCGCAAGCTGACAAGCTGAACGCCGACGTTACGTTTGTTGCAATGGACAACGTACAGCGTACCGGCGCAACTGGCATCAAAGCCGGAACGCGCGTCGCTTCGCCGGGCGAAGACGCCTTTAACACGTCGTCGGATATTTACCGCCTTCGTATGAACATCGTTGACCCGACTTCGCTTAACAATACGGCGTTGTTTGGTTACGTGTCCGAAATGACACTTGCCATTAACAACAACGTTTCGCCTTCAAAAGCAATCGGCGTGCTTGGTGCGTTCGACGCAACGGCGGGCGACTTCGAAGTTTCGGGAAGCGTTACCGCTTACTTTACGACGGTTACAGCGGTTCAAGCCGTGCGTAATAACAGCGACGTTGCTTTGAACATCATTGCCGCACAAAAGAACGCGGGCGTTGTGTTCGATATTCCTTTGTTGTCATTGGGCGGCGGTCGTGTTAATGTCGAAAAAGATTCGCCGATTACCGTTCCGCTTGAATCCAGTGGTGCGGAAAACGCGGCGGGTTATACTATGCTGGCAACGTTCTTTTCGTACTTGCCGAATGTAGGCATGCCCGCTTAACCGTTGTTGAAATCAAGGCCGGGGCGCGTTGCCCCGGTTTTAATCTGAAGGAGTTTTAAAAATGTCACTTTACGAACAATTCGCCACGAACAAAGAAGCCGAAGTTGAAGGCGTCGAAGTTGAATACGGCGCGAACGCTGATAAAACGATTCCGTCGTTTCGTATTTCGCGTATGTCGAAGGCAAACAAGAAATACACGAAAGCCCTTGAACGCGCAACCCGCCCACATCGGCGCGCAATTGAACTTGAAACCATGAATAACGATTTGGCCGAATCGCTGTTTATGGGCGTCTTCGTTGATACCGTCTTGCTTGGTTGGAAGAACGTTCAAGGGCGCGACGGCAAAGCAATTCCTTTCAACAAAGAAAACGCTTTGAAGTTCTTTGCCGAATTGCCGGAACTTTACGACGACTTGCAAGAAAAGGCAAAGAAGGCGTCGTTGTTCCGCGATGAATCGCTTGAAGGTGAATCAAAAAACTAATTGATGTTTTGTTCTATTTGTTGGATTTGGCCCCGATAGAACAAAACATTGCAAAACAAGCTATGCGTTCAGGCGAACCAATGCCCGAACGCATAGCGAATGCGCCGGAACTGCAAAACGGTTTGCAAGTATATTTGCAAGCGTTCTTTGACCTTGACGCCGAAAGAACCCATGCGTTAGCACTTACGCCGATTCCTTGGACAAGTATTAACGGATATTCAACGGCTTACAAGTTCGACGAAGAACAAACCGAAGATTTGCTTTACCATATCCGCAAAATGGATAACGCGCATTTGTCGCGATTATCCAAGAAACAGCCAAAAGCGGGGAAGTAATGGCAAAGACTTTGTTAGATTTGGCGAACAGTCTTGAACAACGCGCGGCAAAGCTTGATTCTGAAGCTTGCCGCGTTGCTGTTTCTGTCGCTGAAACAATCATTGCGGATTTAGCGTATAGAACGCCGGTCGATACTTCGCAAGCTTTGTCGAACTGGCAAGTAACGTTAGGTTCGAAAGTAGATAATAAAATACCGCCGCATTACCCCGGCGAAGGCGGTTCAACCCGCAATTCAAGTGCGCAAGCAACTATCGACGCGGGGTGTAATATTTTGCGTTCTAAGCGCCCCGGCGTTACAATATATATCAGCAACGTTTTACCGTATATTCGTCGATTAAACGACGGTTATTCCAAGCAAGCCCCGGCGGGTTTCGTTGAACGCGCCGTTTTAATCGGTAGAAAAATGATTAAAAAGGCGAAGCTTCGTTTTTAAGGGGTTATGAGTGTCCGACGAACGCATTGATATTGAAATACAAGATAAGGTTTCGCCGGGAATAAGTGCGAAGATTCTTGCCATTGCGAAAGCTTCGCGCGATGCTGATTCCGCCGTTTCGAAACTTAAAGCTTCGCTTGCGTCAATCAACGTCGGCGCGCTTCAACAGCTTCAACAAGTTACGCAAAATGCGTCGAACGCGCTTAATCAAAACGCGCTTGCAAATCAGCGTTTAGCTTCGGAACTTCAACGCACGGCGGCGGCTTCAGCCAACGCCCAAGCCGCCCAAACGCGCGCAAATACCGCCCAAACCCAAGGGGCAAGCGCGGCGCAACGTTTGGCCGAATCGACCGCCCGCGCGGCGACCGCGCAACAGCAAACAGCCAACGCCGCGCAACGGCTGGCGACTGAACAGGCACGAACCGCCGCCGCTACGGCACAAGCCCAAGCCGCCGCCGACCGGGCCGCACTTGCCGCGCTTCGGCTTCAGCAAGCACAAGACCGCGTTGCAAATTCGGCGAACGGGGCCGGGCGCGGCATTATGAATTTTGTTCGAAGCGCCGCCGCACTTGTCGGCGTTGGTCTTTCCGCGCATGCTATTTTGCAAGCCGCCGACGCATATACGACACTTCAAAACAAATTGAAGAACGTTACCGAAACTGAACAAGGGCTTGCCACGGTAACGAACGAAGTTTTCAACATTGCAAACCGTACCCGCGCACCTGTTCAAGAAACCGCCCAAGCTTTTACGCGGTTTGATATGGCAATGAAAGGGCTTGGGGCTTCGCAAGAAGAATCGCTTCGTTTAACTGAAACGGTTAATAAATCGCTTATCGTATCCGGCGCAACTTCAAGCGAAGCGGCTTCGGGCTTGCTTCAGCTTTCGCAAGCATTCAACAAAGGTAAGCTTGACGGCGACGAATTCCGGTCGGTAATGGAATTGATGCCGCTTGCCGCCGACGCAATCGCAAAGCAAATGAAAGTAACGCGCGGCGAACTGTTGCGCCTTGCACCTGAAGGAAAGATTACCGCCGAAATCATGCGTAAGGCTTTTGCCGGGGCCGCTGACGAAATCGACCGCAAGTTTGCAAAGACGATGCCCACATTATCGCAAGCAATGACGGTATTGAAGAATTCAGGAACGCAATTCTTCGGCGAACTAAACAAGTCGTTAGGTATTACGGCGGGAATGTCGGCGGCAATATTGTTTCTTGCTGACAATATGAAGGCGCTTGCGCTTGGTTTGGCAATCATCGGGGCGGCGTTGCTTGTCGCCTTCGGCCCGGCCTTGGTCGGTATGCTTGCCGCTGCAACGTCGGCGGTTTGGGCGTTCACGGTTGCCATTGCAACGAACCCGATTGGGGCGCTTGTTGTGGGCATTACGGCGGCGGTTGTCGGCATTGCATTGTTCGGCGACCAAATCAAAGTAAGCGCCGACGGTCTTGTTACGTTGAAAGATACGGCGCTTGCTGTTTGGTCGTTCGTTAAAGACGGCTTCGGCGCGGTTGCTTCGTTCATTAAAGACGCTTGGAACGCGGCGATTGATTTCATTTCGTCGAAAACAAACGGCTTCGGCGAAAAGTTCCGCGATATTGGCGGCGCTGTTATGGAATTTGGAAAGAACGCAATAAACGGTTATATCGGTCTTTGGGTCGGCGCTTACAACGCAATTACAAAAGGTTGGTCGTTGTTTCCCGCTGCAATGAAAGATATTTTCGCGATGGCGTTAAACTTCGTCGTTGACATTGCCGGAAAGATTGCAAACGCGGCGCTTGAAGGTATTAACAAGATTACGACGCTTGCAAACGCTGGCGCGGAAAAGTTGGGTATCGGTAAAATCTTCGAAGGCGATTTGTCGGTTTCATTGGATAAATACAAAATGGAAGTTACCGGCGCGGCGGCGGATTTGGCCGGAACTGTCAAAGGCGCATTTGCCGACGCTTTCAATACGGATTTCGTCGGAAACGCGGTCGGCGCAATCGAAAAGCGCGCGGCGGATATTAGCAAGGCGCGTCGGGCCGCTGAAGCCGCCCAAGCGGCGAACAATGGCGGTTTGCGCGGCGAAGGTACAGCGGGTAAGATTACCGACCCGAAGGCGCTTAAAGCCGCTGAAAACCGGGCGCGTGCTTTGTCGCATGTAAACGCCGAACTTGATAAAGAATTGCGCGGCTTGAACGTGTTGAAACCTGAACGCGAAATTCAGTCGAAGCTTGACCAAGTTGAAATTAACCTTGCGTCGAAGAAAATAAAACTTACCGACCAAGAACGCGACAGCTTGCGCGGCAAGATTAAAGCAATTGAAGACAACAAAGCAGTTCAACAGGCGTTCGACCAAATTTACGAAAACGCTATTGCCCCGGCACGCGATTACAACGCGCAATTGACCGCCGCGAACAAGCTTCTTGCAATGGGCGCGATTACGCAAGAACAATACGGGCGCGCGGTTGTTCAATCGGCGGAAGCGTACAAAGGCGCAATCGACCCGCTTTATTCAATCAACAAGGAACTTTCGCAACAGTTCGAAATATTGTCGAAGATTGGGCCGCAACAAGAAATTGCCCAACAAATGCAACAGTATCAAAACGACTTGTTGCAAAAAGGCATTGTTTTGAACGAACAAGAACGCGCGTCGCTGCAATCAAAGCTTCAGGCATTGCAAGAACAAAAAGCGGTAAGCCAAGAACTAAATAAGATTTACAGCGAAACGCAAGGCAAACAACTTTCGTTGCAACAGCAAGTAACGGCGTTGAATCAAGCTTATGCGTCGGGGTTGATTAACCTTGATAACTATTCAAACCGGCTTGTAAAAATCGGCGTTGATATGTCGAACTTAAAGTTGCAAATGGGCGACGGTTCGTTTAACGACGTAATGATTTCAAGCTTGGGTTCGATTGTTTCGCAATATGAAGGCGTAATGTCGGGGCTTTCCGGCGCGTTCGGCAACTTCTTTCAAAGCTTTACCGACGGATTCGCAAACAGTATCGGGCGCGCAATCGTTTATTCGGAAAACTTGCAAGACGCACTTTCCGGCGTTGCGAAAGAAGTTTTATCAAGCTTGATTTCGGCGCTTATCAAACTTGGTATTCAATACGTCATAAACGCCGCCTTGGGTCAAGCGGTCGGGGCCGCTGCACTGACGGCGGCAACGGCGGGTTCAGTTGCAGCGGCGGCGGTTACGGCGACCGCTTGGGCACCGGCGGCGGCGTTGGTATCGCTTGCCAGTTGGGGCGCTAACAGCGTGCCCGCAATGGCCGGGATTACCGCAACGGCGGCGCTTTCTGAAGGACTGGCGCTTGCCAGTATCGCCGGGTTCGAATCGGGCGGCTTTACGGGTAATGTGGGCACGTCGGAAATTGCGGGCGTCGTACACGGTCAAGAATTCGTTGTTAATGCCGCTGCAACCGCACGTAACCGCGATACGTTGGAAGCGATGAACCGGGGCGCTTCGGGCGTTGCTGCGAATAGTTCAAACGTCGGAAGCAACGGCGGCGGGGGCGTTAGCGTAAAGATTGAAAATTACGGCACTTCGAAAGATTTTGAAGTTCAACAAATCAGCGAAACCGACATTCGAATTATTGCACGCGACGAAGCCCGGTCGGCTGTTCGTAAAGAAACGCCCGCCGTAATTGCTTCGGAACTTAGCAACGCAAATTCAAGCGTTTCGAAGTCGCTTACACAACATACGCAAACGCAAAGAAGGCGGTAATCATGGCACTTGTCGAATTTGTAATACCGCCCGACCAAGCTTCGTATTCGGTAACTGATGGCAAAGAAGTTGTTTCGACACAACTTGACGGCGGCGCGGCGCGGTATCGTCGCGATATATTGGGCGCAACGTCGCGCGTTTCCGTGCAATGGACTTGCGGCCCAAGCGCATATAAATACATTCGTTCGTTTTATCGCGGCGTTACTGTAAGCGGTTCGAAGGCGTTTAACATTGGTTTGATTCTTGACGAACCCGAAATAACAACGCACAAGGTTTACTTCGTACCGGGTTCAATGGTTCTTCGGCAACAGCAAGGTTTAACGTATATCGTCGGCGCTGAATTGGAAGTTTACCCGGCTGAAGTTTCAGCGAATGCGCTTGAATATGTGAATCTTTATAACCAATTCGGCGATAATTGGCGTTACGACGAAG